CCCATCGCGTAGCCCTGCTGGCCGAGGCCACCCAACTGCTGGCCCAACTGTTGAACAGCCTGACGATTGGCCTGCTCTGCGCCAAGACCCACGCCCTGCTGTTGCTGGGCCGTCTGGAGAGCCTGCTGGTAACCTTGTTGATACAACGGAGCGATAGCTTGAGCCTGTGCAAGGCCCTGTTGCCCGCGCAGAGCCTGCCGCTGTAACCCAGAACGGTCGCCGCCAAACGCCCCAGCCCTAATGGATTCCGCCTGCTGTTGAGCAAGCTGCTGGCCCTGCTGTTGCCCTAAAGCCGCCTGCGTAGCTCCCACAACGCTTTGGGTATAGGGGTTCATATAACGGCCAACCTGAAGCCCCTGCGGGTTCACGGGGGCAGCGCCAGCGAGAGCCGCGCCCGTAGCAGCGCCGATGTAATTGGCTCCACCTTGCTGGGCCCCCAAAAGGCCCTGCGTCGCCGCCCCGTAATAAGGCTGGGCCAATTGGGAGGCCGCGCTAGTGTTTTCAATTCCTGCCGTCTGCGTAGGCGTCAGGGGGGCAACAAACTCGCCACCGTATTGCTGGAAAGGTTGCTGGGCAACATTCTCCGCGCGGGCGTTGACAGCATTGTACCGCGCCAAAACCTCCGGCGGGATCGACACCGATTGGGTTGATGTAGATGACTTCCCACCGCCCATATTGATTACTCCGCAGCAGCCGGGTATGCACCCGTCTTTGCATTATACAGGAAAAACGCGCCACTTGGTTTCCCAAATTGGCGCTCATATAGACGAACTTTGGCTTCCGTGCGGTGGTCCGACAGAACGCCGATGATCAAAGGAATCCCAAGTTCATCGGAGGTCTTCTTCGAAAACTCACACAACCGCCGAGCCCGCCCCCCTTTGGCACTGCGATAGTTAGGATGGATGAAGATTGCTTTTTCCTCAAGCACTTCAGCATCTGAATACCACATTGTGCCGATCCTGAGAAGGATCGCGCCCTCTAAGCCGCCGCCCTCGTCTTGAATGATGCCAACCAGCCCCCTATCAAGGTTGAGCGCGGGCCATATCTCGGCTAGCAGCTTCTGCGGGTTAGGATCAACAAACCCATTTTCGTCACATGCCTGCATTGCCAGATCCATCATGGGATGGACATCATCCGGCGTTCCAATCCTGACCCCAAAATTTTCAAACATAGTTCATTGCCCCTAAGTTGCAATCCCAGCGACGTTCTGGTAAGTTGGCCGCATGGAACATTCTTACCTTCTTTCCGTACTCTCCTATGACACCCAAACAGGGGTTTTTAAATGGGCGTTGCCTCGCCCTAAGATACAAGTTGGAAACACTGCGGGCTACCTTAAAAAGAACAAAGGATATGTCTACATTGAAGTAGACGGGAAGTCCTATTCTGCTCACCGGCTTGCGTGGTTTTATGTAACCGGAGAAATGCCCAAAAACCAAATTGACCACATCAACAGAAATAGATCTGACAACAGATTCCAAAATCTTCGTGAAGCAACGAGTGGGCAAAATCGGGCGAATAGCAAAACAAATAACATGCACGGGTTGAAGGGAGTGAGGCGATTGCCGTGGATGAAAGATGGAGACAGATGTTGGCAAACTCAAATTACGCATCAAAAAAAAGTTCTTTATATTGGGTGTTTTTACACCAAAGAAGAGGCCCATCAGGCGTATTGCGAAGCTGCAAAAAAACTGCATGGCGAGTTTTTTAACCCCTAATTTTTCTTTGGACCGGGCAATTTCCGAAGCGTCTGAACTGTTTTGGCCCGCATCAGTTTGACAAAGCTGTCCAGTTCTCTGTGCCCCAGATCGATGTTCCCGCCACCGATGCGCGTCACATCTTCAGGGTGAATAACATATTCACCACCAGCAGCAACGATGGGGACGGGCGGGGAGGATGGTAGATTTCTCCCACCCAATGCCTTGCCCGGCAAACCTAATTGAGCATCAGCGCCCGGCATGCCAGCCATATCAGTCATTGGCGTGAAGATCGTATTGGCAACCTTGAACCCGGCTTCCGTGTTCCCCTCGCCCATTGCAGAAATGATATCTGCTGGGATGACGTAGGAGCCAGAGTGGACATGCATGGGCAGATGATCGGTGCGGCCAGCGACAGGGCTGCGGATAGGGCCAACGTGGATCTTCTCGGTCATAGGGGGGGACAATAACCCACCGCCAGCCGCGCGACGTTTGCGAGACTCACTAAGAGCAATCGCTACAGCCTGCTTCTGCGGGTAATCCGATTTCATCAGTTCCCTGATGTTGGAACCCACAACAGTATTGGAGGAACCCTTTTTCAGCGGCATGGTTTACCCCGGAGAATAGGTGACGTTGATGGATTGACCTGTCCCCGGCGTAACCACCAAGCCCGCTGAGAAGACTTGTCCTAATTTAACAATGCCAACTACGGCTGGGATTGCGCAAAGAGCATTAGCTGCTGCTACTGTACTGACAGCTCCGGTGTTGCTGATAGTCCCGGAAGTTGTGCCAGCGACAACAACCACAAAATTTACGAGATAGCCTTTTCCAACGTAAATCACTGTGGCGGCAGTAATCGTAGCAGAAGTTTGCGTTCCAAGGCCCCGAAGCGTTCCCTGTGACAAGTTATTGATGCCGACAACGCCGTTCTTTTGTACGGTAAGAATGTCATCAAGAGATGCGGGCATCAGAATTTCCCGTCAGGTTGGATGCGGTAGCGGATATTCCCCAATCTCCAGAACGAGCCAATGTCATTACTCTCAATGCGAATTGAGACCAATCGGCCACGGAACCGGGGCGTGATGAATGTCGTCGCCTGCGTCAGCGTATAAGGCCCGTAGGCGATAGGTGTCTGGCCGGGGTAGTCGGTCACATAGAACGTCAGCAGAATATTAGCGCCCTGCGTCCCATCAAAGTATCCCCATTTCATGTCAGGCCAAACTTGATCAATGAAACTTTTAACATCCGCCTCCGTTAGGGTGAAATAGCCCGTCTGGAAATAGGAGTTCATTGCCACGCCATCGGCGTCTTTGGAAGTTTCGTGCTGGTAAAGGTACTGGTTTAACCCTGCCCCAATTGGAGGCCCAAGAACCGATTCGTTGATCCATGCGGAACGGGCTACATAGGGGTTGGCGGTGGAATTGAAGCCGTAGTCCCATTGGTCAAGGATGACGCTATATTTGACGTAGCCGTAGTTTTCGCCGCCATTTCCGTTTGTGGGGAAATACCAAGTAATCTCACCAAAGCGAGAGTTGGGGGCAATCCTGATGCGGTCTAGATTAGACGTATCCAAATCCTGAAAGACAACATCCCAGATCGGGCATTTGATAGGCTCGACGCCACCCCCTGCAAGCCTGTAGAACTGGCTCTGGCCCATCCAGTAAACAATGCCGTTCATAGATCCGGCTGCTTTGCGCCCTATAAGACCGCAGCCAGTGCCAAGCTCGTTGAACTGATAGACATAGGGTGGCCCAACGTACTGCATGGCAAAGATGCCCAAGTCAGTCCATAGGAGGCCCTGTTGGGGGCCCTGAATACATTGAACAAGGCGCGAACCCTTGGGTATGCGGTAGCTGCCAGCCTGATTGGTAATAGTTGCGGTCCAATCATCGTAGTTGTCAACATCGCACCAGCGTACCAGCAAAGGATCTGTGATGCCGGTAAACGTAGACCCCCAAGCAATGATTTGGCGCTGCGGCATGGCAACGAATACGCCCTGATTTACCGATGGCGCAGCAACAATAATTTCAGCAACCGCTGTGCCTTCCGTGGGGTTCCATGTGTAAATAGGGCCGCCAAGGGGGTTGGCGATTAGGACTTCACCCCAATTGTCCAACGTCCAATCAGTCGCATTAATCGGAACTCCCCGATAGGATGCAGGAACAACGCCGCCATAACCGTAAAACCCATAGCCAGCAACACCGTACCCAACGCCCGGAGGGTATGCGCCAACGCCATTATGATAGAGGAAGTGAACTTGCCCACCGTTCATGGAGGCCGACGTGGAAGATGTCGCAGTCGTAGATGCGGAAATTATAAAAACATTGGCGCTTGTGACGCTCAAGACTGTGTAATTCCCGTATATCGTGCACCCACCAACTGATGTGGCAATCAAGACGGGGAAGGTATCGCCAGCCAAATAGCCATGATTATTCAATGTCACCGAGACAGCGCTAACCGCATTAACAGTGGTGAACAGAGCAACAGCGCCGCCATTGTTGACAGTCGAAGTGGCAAGATTGCCAGCATAAATGGTGTATTGGTTCACATTGAGAGACGGGTTGAATATTTGATATTGTCCAAAAAGAACAATCCCGCCGATGCTAATTTGCGTTTGAATATCAACAACATAGTAATCATTTGTGCCACTGTTAGCATCAACAATGACAACCGCATTGCTGCCGGAAGTTGTACTGAAATCAATGGTAGTGTTCTCTACAGTCTGCTCAGGCGTGATGTCTTGGCTTCCGCCAGAGATGATGATCCCAAGTGAATTGCCACCGCCAGTGATTGTCCCGCCTGAAACATAAGCAGTTGTTGTGGCGCTGGCATACGAAACACTAGTCGATGTAGCAGCCGTGACAACATAGGTGCCATTGTAGCCGTTTGGATTTACGCTGCTAACAGTGATCCGTTGATTGACATTAAATATGAACGGGCCAGTGAACGTCAGGGTGGCGGTTGTGCCGTTGCCGCTTGCGCCTGTGACAGTAATTGCGTCAATGCCAACAGCGCCAACAGCCAAATAAGAGTTGGCGTTGGTGTCTTCCCAAGCCCATAGAGCGCGAACCGTTGAGCCAATTTGGGCTGCGTAAAAGCGCGTCCACCCACCAAGTTTTTGGACTAGACCACCAAGAGTCCGATCCGGGATAAACCGAACAAGCTGGCTCTGCGAGATTGCAGCCTCATTGAGAGCGGGCGTCTTATTGACATCCACTCCGGGCATAAGCTTGAGGGCGGCATGGGGCATGGCTTAACCCCTTGTCGGTGTGGCAACAGTTGCAGGGCTTTGCGATGACCATCCAGCAGCGTCAAACTTTTTGCGCGCCTCCTCAACAATGGCGCTCTTTAAGAGGGCTTGATATTGGCTCTCGTAGGTAATAGCCATTTGAGGGTCGTCGTTAGCTCTGCCAAAATTGCGCTGATATGCGCTAATATAGATCATGCTCGCCATGATAAACACATCAGGCAGATACAGGCTGATGAACGTCGAAGTGTTTGTCGCGGACAGGCTGTTGGGACGATAAGTGCCTACAACTTCAACCGGATACGCTTGATCTGGAACTGGCCCAACAAAAAAAAGTGTCTCGTTGAAAGGCACGAAATATTCGGGCTTCCCACGGTTGGCCGTCAAGGATGACCCATATACGGCATCCAAAAATTCTTTGGTTGTGGGCAGCAACGGTGTACGAACACATGCATCGGGATTGGTTGTAGAGGCAGCATTTCCGCTGGCGTCAGTCAAAAGGTTAATCTGCTCGCTGACGACAAATGTCCCCGACGCAGCATCCAAATTTGACGCCAAGTTGATGTTGAACGACAAGTTCCTATTGCCAGCAGTCAGGACAAAGCTGACGCCGTGCAGGGACGTGGACGTAAACATGAAGTCAATGTCACGATACATCCGATTTTCGGCGTAGGTGATCATCTGAGGGAGGATCGTGACGTAGGCAGCGTCAGTCTCCGCTACGACAGCCATCGTGGCGATTTGGGTGACGTACTGCGAATATGTGAGGCCTGTGGTCATAGCTAACCCCGTGATCCGCCCTTTATACCACTGACGAGCCGTTTACGCCATGCCAGAGGCTTTGTCCTTGACCTCGGCCACGCGGCGGCTCCAGCCCTTCCCAAACGTCTCAAAGGTCGGCAGGCGCTTGAGGAAGTCGAGGCGCATGTCGCAGAGGGCGTCAACCACCTGCTCGGGGTCACACTCCCTGATCGCGCCCATAGACTTTGGGCCAAGAACCCCGTCTACCGTGACGCCAGCAATCTCTTGCAAGAACTTTGCCGCCCTGCCAACGCCGGAGTTCACCGCCAAGTCGTAGGCGGCGTAGTCCACGCCATTGGGGAGTTGGTCGCCCTTGATCTTGTCCCAATACATCGCCTTGTAGAAGGGCTTCACCACTTCGGGCGTGAGCTTGCGCATGAAGGCCTCGTCCACGGGCTTCCCGACGTAGCCTTCCCAAGCCGATTTTGTAACGCCCAAGTTGGTCATGCCCCCCGGATCTTTTGGATGGTTTATAAAACCCCCCTCATGAGCAAGCACCATCTCAAAGCTGGCGTCCCAATTCTCTTGCATGTCACTTGTCCTTTGCAGCAAGGAGGTCGTTCTTGGCCTTAGATCCGGCGGACGAGCCGTAATAGAAGTTGACCACGCCGGTCCACGCCGTCCCCAAGGCGCCCAACATCATTAGGAGCGCCTCCGTGCCCGTCTGCGGCATCCCCATCACCAGCATCCAAACCAAGATACCAAAAAACCCAACTGTAATGACAATTGCCAAAAGTTTGGGAACCCAGTCCTTGGTTTCACGCTGCATCTGCCGGGCGCTGTCACGGTCTCCAGCAGCAATGCGCTCAAGGTCGATGTCCAGAGACTTCATCTGGACCTTGAAGTCGGCGTCAATCTTCTTGATGGCGGCAAGCTGGTCAGGCGTTGCAGATGCCATGGCCTCGGAGATCTGCTCCTCAGTGCCGTCTTCATGCCCGAAGAGGGCACTGGATAGGGTTTTGACGGCAACACCAGCCAGCGGGCCACCCAGAGCCGTTGCGATGGACGGGGCCAGTTGACCAAGTAGGGGGCCAAATTGCTTCAGTAAGTCCATCCTACTTTCCCTTTTCCAGCAGTGTGATGCGTTTGTCGAGCGCGGCAATCAATTGCGCCGTATCAAAACGGATTGAAGCGCGGGCAGCCGCAGCGTCTGCCACCATGTCCATGCGGCTCTTCTCAATTGCAGACATTGAACGCTCACGGTCCAGTGTCATGGCGGCGCGGGCAAGGGCGCTCTCCTTCTCAACCTTGGAGATTTGATCGCTCAGATTCTCGCGGATCTGCGCCATGTCGATAGTTGTGCCTTGGGGAGGGATTGCCTTGTTGTCTGAGTTAACGACGACAGCGATCTTGGACTTCAATTGGATGATTTCGTTGTTAGCACCGGATAGGGCGCTCATGAGGTAGACAACGCAAGAGAACAGGATTGGGATACCCGCGAAGGTGATCTTCTCGACCAGTGCGCCCTTGCTGGCACTCGCAGCCATCTCAATGGCGAACTTTTCCTGTTTCTCTTCCGTTGTGCTCATTTGTCAGCCTTTCCGTCCAGCTTGTCATAGATGCGCTGGAACATCGTCTCAATGTGGTCCATGCGCTTGTCCATATCGAATTTGCTGACGTAGGATTTGGGCAGATCAGTCTCAATCGCGTGGAGGTCTCTGCGCAATTCTTTTACCGCGCCCCATATCTCTCTAGCAAACCAGCCGCCGACAGCTATGGCTGACACGCTGATGAAGTTCATAATCGACTGCGTTTCCATTATGCGGCCTTATCTTGAGTTTCACCAAGGTAGTAGCCAAGATTGGACCGCAAACGGTCATCATGCGGGGCCAAATCTACCGCAATCTGCCCCTGTTTGATAGCCGTGTCCCTTAGCCCAAGGTTCCAAGCCGAGATGGCAGCGAGGTCGTGCGCCTGATGCCCCCAGACCTCGGGGTCGCAGGTGTAGACTGCCTCTCGATTGGTGATGCGCAGCGCCCTCGTGGCGTAGGCAAAGCACTCCTCCCAGCGGCACTGACGATAGCAAAGGAGAGCCAGTTCACACCACGGTTCTCGGGTGTTGGGGGCTTCCGATGCGGCCATCTGGAACGCCTTCTCGGCCTCAAATGCGTTGCCAAGCTCGTTATAACACCGGCCCATGACGCGATAGGCGTAGCACCGCTCGTTCTGCCAAGTGGCCCGGGGGAGCGCCAAATATGCCTTGCAGGCGTCAACGGATTCTTGCCACCGAGAATGAAAGCTCAACTCGCGGGCATAGTAGAAAGCGTTGCGCGGGCAGGCGGGGTCTTCCTTCACAGAAAGAGCCAGTAGGTCCATGTACTGCCCGCGACTTTTGGTCGGGTCCGGCTTGTGGACGGCAATGAGGAAGTCGGTCTGCGCCCAAACTTCCGTGATGCGTCCGTCAGGCACAGGATATTCGTGGCACGGGTGATGCCAGTGGTAGCCGTTTCTGGCGTGGATTTTCTCGTAGTAGAACGCGATGCCCGCGCCCCAATCAAACATGTAACGGAGGCGGGTGGTGACACCAATTTTCCAGACACGTTCAATCTCCTCACGCCAGCCGGGTTGCAGAACCTCGTCGATGTCTAGGCTGATGCATACGTCAATATCGCGAGGAACAAGGGCAAGAGCAGCATTCCGAGCATGATCAAACCGCCAAGGATTGATGCCAATGTGGTGAACAACTGCCCCATACTTTGCCGCCTCTTCTGGAAGCCCGTCGTCCGAACCCGTGTCGGCAATCATGATCATGTCTGCGCCCGCTGCCGACGTGCAGAATCGCTCGACGAAGTGCGCCTCGTTCTTGCTTATGGCGTAGACTGCTATTTTTAATGTCATCTTGCCCCCCAACAAAATGTTAGACCTGCGGAACCTCAACCCACGCCACTGTAGGTTCATCCCAACGATACATCTTCCCATCATCTGGATACGCAACAGGCGACTCCCAGAGCCATGCCGTCTGATTCAGTATCCATGACGCAAACGGCTGTGGCGCGTAGAACACATCATTGGCCGCATCATATGAGTACCCCACGCCAGCGTAGTTGCCACGCAGGGCTGTGCCGCCATCAGGCTCGTTGTCTGATCCATAATGAACCCCGCCACGGGTGTTGTAGCTGGTCTGTAGCCACTGACCGGGCGACGAGTCCACGAATGTGTCAAAGAACTCCGGTCCAGCAACGATAACCTGAAGAACCTTGCCATCGCATACCTTGGCATAGTGTGGCATGATTGCTCCTTTAAGACGTATATGAGCCGGATTGCGTAAATGTAAGAATGGTGTTGGACCCACTTGTCGTTACCACCGTGCTGTATCCGGTAATGCTTGTTCCAGCCGTAACCGTTTGTGAAGGCGTGACAGTCCAAGACGATCCGCTGCCTGCGGTAATGGTTGTCCCCGTTGTAACGCCGGTTCCAGACAGAACCATGCCAATGGCAATCGTGCCGGATGTGACGGATGCAACGGTGAGTGTGGTTGTTGCTATAGCACCAACAAAAACCGCTGTAGAACCAGTTGTTGTCCCGCTGTAACTTGCAGTTGGAACACTGAGAATGACAACGCCAGATCCGCCTGCACCGCCCGCACCAACGCCAACGCTGGTCTGACCGCCACCACCACCACCGCCGCCACCTGTATTAACTGTTCCTGCGGTTCCAATCCAGTTGGGCGTGTTTGTTGTGCCGAAACCACCAGCCCCGCCGCCGCCAGCGCCGCCGTTTCCTTTGGTGCCGCTGTTATTTCCAGCGCCGCCGCCGCCGCCACCAGCATAGGTAACAGATGAACCAGTTATGGACGAGGCTGTCCCTGCACCACCAGCGCCGCCTGTCTGCCCAGAACCGGCACTGCCAACAGCACTTGCGCCGCCGCCGCCGCCGGACCCACCCGCAGCGGTAGATGATCCTGCGCCACCAGTGTTTCCCTGACCCGATGTTCCAGCGCCACCTGCGGCAGATGCTGTATTGCCGCCACCGCCGCCTGAACCACCTGCGCCGCCTGCGCCATAACCGCCTTTGCCCCCACCAACAGCGGATGTTTGGCCTGTGATTGAGGAGTTAGAGCCAACGCCACCACTTGCTTGTGGGCTTGATGTTCCACCAGCACCACCCGCACCAACCGTTGTGGTGTAGACTGTGCCGGGAGTTGTGGTAAAGGTGCTTGCAAGCAACCCGCCAGCCCCACCACCACCGGCATTTCCACCACCACCGCCGCCGCCGCCCGCAACAAGTAAATAAGTGATTGTGTAATCTTGAGATGGGGTGGATGTATTGAACCCTGAGTAGGCCAGCCAACCCTGTGTTGCGTCAACATATATGAACGCTACAGTTTCTCTGGAATTCCCAACTAAAGCATTTATGGTAGATCCGTTTATCTTGCCGCTGTTGGGGTTTACGGTGATTTTATTTGTTGCCCATGTTCCCGCATAATCGGTGATCTGGACAATGTTGCCAGCAGCCGGGCTTGCAGGAAGCGTGACAGTGACCGCACCTGATGTGGTGTTAACAGGATAAGCATTGCCAGCAATAGCGTTAAAGTTAGTTGCCTGCACCGGAGCCAGCGTCAGCGGTCCCGGAACACGATAGTTGAATGCTGCAAGCTGCTGCGATGTTGACATTAGTAGTCCCCGCCAACTGCGTTGATGGCAATCGCGATAGCAGTTCCTCCAGCCGCCACGGTCAGGCCAGCATAGATGCGATATGAGGCGGGGATGTTCAGGCCACCAAGCGGGACCGAAAGCGTGTAAACAGTGTTTGCAGTGGTCGCCAAGGATGTGACGGCAGTTGCAGGCAGCGCCACTTCACCAAAGAAGATGTTGTTGCCAGCGGTGGTGTTGGCTGACCCATTGTTCAGCCAGAAACGTACCACAGTGGCATTTGACGTGCCTGAAGCAGTTGCGCCGTTGGTAGAGGTAAATTTGATCTGAACTTGATCCACACGCGACCCATTTGCGCCAGCGGTGTAACACAGTGCCAGCGGCGTCCCCGCCGTTTCTGTGCCGTCATAGGCTTTCGTGTTCGTCATTGCCGTCGATATGATGGCGTTCAGCGCGCCTGCATTGGGCGTCTGTGTGAAGATGGGAGTTGATGTAACGGCCATTAGAAGCCTCCGAAGAAGTCAGCGAGAAAGATGTCACCACCGGTTGATGTGCCGCCACCACCACCGGGAACTGTCACAGTCACAGCGTTGGTTGCAGCAGTAGCCGTGACGCCAGCCCCAACAAAATTGAAGCTGGTGACGCCAGATGTGAGCAGCGTTCCTTCGTCAGAAACGGATATGTTGGTGCCGGTTCCAGCGGGGCCGGTTGGTCCTGTGGGGCCGGTGATGCTGGTTCCGGCTGTTCCTGTAGGACCGGTGGGGCCGGTCGGGCCAACCACTGTCGAGTCAGCGCCCGTTGGGCCTGTGGGTCCGGTGGGGCCAACAACTGAAGAAGCCGCGCCAGTGGGGCCTGTCGGACCAGTAGGCCCAGCTACAGTAGAAGCTGCACCTGTAGGGCCAGTGGGGCCAGTCGGTCCAGAAACAGTGGAGGCCGCGCCAGTTGGGCCGGTAGGCCCAGTAGGCCCAGCTACAGTTGAGGTCGATCCAGTTGGGCCGGTGGGTCCAGTTGATCCCGTGGGACCGGCAACAGTTGATGCTGCACCCGTGGGGCCTGTAGCGCCAGCAAGACCCGTGGGGCCTGTAGGCCCAGAGACAGTTGAAGCTGTTCCAGTTGGCCCTGTGGGGCCAGTTGATCCAATTCCAGTAGGGCCTGTGGGTCCAGCCACTGTAGAAGCCGCCCCAGTTGGGCCTGTGGCCCCAACAATTCCTGTGGGACCGGTTGGCCCGGCGACAATGGAAGCGGCCCCTGTCGGCCCCGTAGGTCCGTCAATTCCCTGCACTCCGGTTGGGCCAACGGCCCCCGTAGGACCAAACCCCGTAGGACCAGTGGGCCCCTTGGAACCAATATCCCCGTTTACGCCAGTGGGCCCCGTAACCCCCTGAACGCCCGTGGGGCCCGTGACGCCTTGTGGGCCGGTAGGACCGGAAACAGTCGATGCGGCACCCGTAGGCCCCGTCACCCCGGTGGGGCCGGTCGGGCCGGTGCTGCCGGTGGGGCCGGTCACATTTGAGGCCGCTCCGGTTGGGCCGGTATTTCCAATACTTCCGGTTGGACCGGTAGGGCCGGTTGGTCCTACGTTTCCCTGCCCGCCCGTGGGGCCGGGGTAGAGGCCAGCGACCTGTGATGTAGTGGTGCGGCGCGAAGTCCCGGCCTGCACAATCTCAAGCTGCTCCGTCCCATTAAGGGCCGTGGCTGCGGGGAGATTTGGGATTTGTGCATTTGCCAAGTTGCCTACTCGCGTTAGGGATTTCGACTAGACAACTGTCCAAGTGCT